GGGAGGTAAACAATGGGTGGTAGAGGTGCGAGCTCCGGAAGAAGCAACAAAGGCAAAAAGTATGGGACAGAATATAGCACCTTGCATATAGCAGGTAATATAAAATTTGTCACTCAAAATGGTAGTGGTGGACAAGTAGCACCTATGGAAACCATGACCAAAGGTAGAGTATATGTATTAGTTGATAAACACACAAACAATTTAAAGAGTATCACTTACAATGATACAAAAAATAAACGTAATAAACAGATAGACCTAGATCATGAACATAAAAAAATGATTCCTCATGTTCATCACGGTTATTTTCATAATGAATATGAAGTAAGTAAAAAGGGTGGTACAAATCTGACAACTAAAGAGAGGAAAATGGTTGATAGAGTGACCAAAGAGTGGTATAATTTTAATAGAAAACGCAAGGGATAGTATAGAAGGAGTACGCCTTGATAGAGGAAGCCACGGTGCGAATCCGTGTCATTGCGTTGCATCTAGCCCCGTAATTGGGGCTTTTTTATTTTTCCGTCTTAAAACAGCGTAAAACATCCCCTTTTTTACCATATACAATGAAATCATAAGTATAAAATGCTTGTGATTTTTTTGTTTGAAAGGAGGGTGAAAATTGCCTAGAGATGGAACTAAAAACTTAACTCCTATGAACAAACGAAGTTTGGAGGAACAGAAAGAACTCCAAAGAAAAGGAGGTAAAGCATCTGGCATAGCAAGAAGAAAAAAATCTGATCTAAAAAAAGCATTTGAAACCCTCTTATCTTTGGATGTGACGGATAGTAAAATCAAGAAACAACTTGAAGAAATGGGTATGGCTGGCAACAATGAGGCGTTACTGGCCTTTGCAACCTTTCAGCAAGCTGTAAAAGGCAATCAGAAAGCGACTGAGAACATAATCAAGCTGACTAATACAAAAGATAAATATGACATACAGGAGCAGAAAGAGCGTATTAAAGCACTCAAGCATGAAAATAGAGAGCGTGCTGAAGCTGAGAAAGGCTCAAATGAAACAATCGAGATTGTGGATGCATGGGCTGAAGATGTGAGGGGGGCAACAGATGACCTTTAATGTCCAGAAGAACATCAACCCTCATTTCAAATCGGTATGGGTATCTAGATTACCTTACAATGTGCTAAAAGGCGGTCGGAACTCTTTTAAATCGTCTGTTATAGTGCTGAAGCTAGTCTATATGATGCTGAGGTATATCAGAGCGGGAGAGACAGCAAATATAGTTGTTATTCGTAAGGTAGCCAATACAATCCGAGATAGTGTTTTTAATAAGGTTTTTTGGGCTTTGAACTTGTTTGGCATGGGTAATAAATTTAAAAAAACAGTAAGCCCGTTTCAAATCATACACAAAAAGACAGGATCAACATTTTACTTTTATGGTCAAGATGACTTTCAAAAGCTCAAGTCAAATGATATTGGGAACATCATAGCGGTTTGGTATGAGGAGGCTGCTGAATTTAGTAATCAAGAGGATTTTGACCAGTCAAACGTAACATTCATGAGACAGAAACATCCACGCGCTAAGTTCGTACAATTCTTTTGGAGTTACAACCCACCTAGAAATCCATATAGTTGGATCAATGAATGGTTTGAGAGCATCAAAACGAATAAGAACTATTTAGCTCACTCAAGCACCTATCTTGACGATGAACTCGGATTCGTTACTGATCAGATGCTGGAGGATATAGAGCGTATTAAAGAAAATGATTACGACTATTACAGATATCTATATCTAGGCGAGGAAGTCGGATTAGGCAATAACGTGTATAACATGAGTATGTTTCACCCATTGGATGCTTTGCCTAGCGATGATAGGTTGATAGGTATATCATTTGCGCTAGATGGCGGACATCAGCAATCAGCAACAGCTTGTTGTGCTTTTGGGATAACAGCTAAAGGAAAAGTAATCTTACTTGATACCTGGTACTACTCACCTGCTGGCCAAGTGGTCAAGAAAGCGCCTAGTCAGCTATCCAAAGAGATATATACTTATATACGCTCAGTTATTGAGAGGTACAGAGTACAAGCTTTACAGTACACGATAGATAGCGCCGAGGGAGCTTTGAGAAACCAGATGTTTCTTGACTTTGGATTGAAATGGCATCCAGTTGCTAAGCTTAGAAAAGTGACTATGATTGACAGTTTTCAATCTTTGCTTGCTCAAGGTCGCTTTTACTATCTCAATACAGAGAATAACAAGATATTTATTGAAGAACACAAGATGTACCGCTGGGATGAAAAAACTATCAAATCTGATAATCCTAGCGTTATCAAAGAAGATGACCATACATGCGACACAACACAGTATTTTGTGTTAGATAATGCAAAATTGCTCGGTTTGCGTGTTGGTAACGTTTAGAGGAGGGCAAACATGAGCCTATTTCAGAAAGTAAAAGACTTTTTTAGTCGAGGGAGGTATAACATGCAGACATCAAACCTTAATAGTATTTTGGAACATCCAAAAATTGCAGTGACTCAAGAGGAGTATGACCGGATTAAGAGAAATCTAGTCTACTATCAATCAAAATGGGATGATGTCCAGTACAAGAATACGGATGGAGATATTAAATCCCGTCCAATGAATCACTTGCCAATTGCAAGAACAGCATCAAAGAAGATTGCTAGCTTGGTTTACAATGAACAAGCAACTATCACAACAAAAGACGAAATTTTACAGAAATTTTTGGATAACATGCTAACTAACGACCGTTTCAATAAGAATTTTGAGCGGTATCTAGAGAGTTGTTTAGCTTTAGGTGGCCTAGCTATGCGCCCTTATATTGACGGAGATAAGGTTAGAGTAGCATTTATTCAAGCACCAGTATTCTTTCCGTTAGAGAGCAATACGCAAGATGTTTCAAGTGCTGCAATCCTTACTAAGACTATCAAATCTGAGGGGCGTAAGAACGTTTACTATACCCTTGTTGAGTTTCATGAGTGGGTAACAGCAGACGGACAAGAAACAGGTAGTACAAACGATAAGAAGTATTATCGCATTACAAATGAGCTATACAGGTCAGATGTGAATGATGCGTTAGGTCAACGTGTGAACTTGAGTGAACTAGACAAGTACAAGGATTTAGAACCTGTAACAGTCTTTGAGAACCTATCAAGACCGCTCTTTACTTACTTGAAAACACCAGGCATGAACAACAAAGACATCAATAGTCCTCTTGGATTGTCTATTTTCGACAATGCAAAGACAACTATTGATTTTATCAATCGTTCTTACGATGAATTTATGTGGGAAGTGAGGATGGGACAAAGGCGCGTGATTGTCCCAGAACATCTAACACAAAGACAACATCAAAATCCAGATGGAACAATAGATTTTAGACCACGGTTTGATGTTGAGCAGAATGTTTATATGCAAATTGGTGGATCTAGTATGGATGCTGGAGGAATTACAGACCTCACCTCACCAATTCGAGCAAATGATTACATTTTGGCGATTTCAGAGGGCTTGAAACTCTTTGAAATGCAAATTGGTGTATCAAGCGGGATGTTTACATTTGATGGTCAAGGGATGAAAACAGCAACAGAGATTGTAAGTGAGAACTCAGACACTTACCAAATGCGAAATAGCATTGTGGCACTTGTTGAACAAGCAATCAAAGAGCTTTGTGTTTCAATGTGTGAACTTGGTAAAGCGGTAGGGATTTACAACGGAGAAATTCCAGAATTGAAAGATATCTCTGTAAATTTAGATGATGGAGTATTCACAGACCGACATGCTGAACTTGAGTATTGGGCTAAAATGGTAGCAGCAGGCTTTTCAACAAAGAAACGAGCGATTGGAAAAACTTTGAATCTTTCTGATGTTGAGGCAGGAAAAGAACTCAATGCTATCAATAGTGAGTTACCGCCTATGAATGATGCTGAACTTGCTATTTATGGCATGCACGACCAAAACGAGCAAAACGAGGAGGAATAAGATGGAAATTGATCCTATTGAAGAAGTTGATTTGCAAGAAGCGCAGCTGATAATCAATAATCAGCTAGGTGTGACAAGAGGTATGATAAGTGACGGTTCTCATACATTCAACGAATTGTATCATCATCGAATGATATTGTTTGCCGTTATTTTAAAAAACCATCTTGATAAAGCATGGAAATCTAAGAAGCACAAAGATGGGACAATGTATGAAAATTATTTCATTGTTGGAATTGATACACCATATGGACAATATAGCTATCATTATCACATGGAGAATTGGGGGTATTTTGCTGAAGTTCAGGAACTGGAAACCGCTCCAGAGTGGGATGGACACAAACCGGATGATGTTGTTCGTTTATTAAGTTTGTAAAAAAGGAGAAAACCGTGACAAAAATTAAATTCGGAGTTACTAGCGTTGACTACTCAGCAAGCATTGAAGATACGCCGACATTAAAACTAGGTTTAATGATTAGATGGAGCGGGAGACTGGATGCCTCCTCAGTTATTAAGAAACTAATCAAGGATATTTCTGAACTAGAATACGAACTAGAAGAATAAACTGGTCAAATTGGCCAGTTTTCTTTCAAGAGAGGGCTTTTGAATGAAAAAGAGAAAACAACTCACGTTTAACGACCAACAATTTCCTTTGCAAATGCAAGGCGTTGGGGATATTTACGAAAAATTACAGATTGATCTCTTTGATCGTATGATTAAACGCTTAAAAGAGCGTGGTTCTATTGATTTGATAAGAAATCCTTACATTTGGCAGTTAGAGAAACTAAATGATATGCACATGCTCAATGAGCAGAATCTAAAGCTTATTTCAGAGCGTACAGGAATTGCTGAAAGATTGTTGCGTGATGTAATTGAGAATGAGGGTCTGAAAGTCTATACAGACACTAGACAACAACTTGAAGAAGATTTGAATAGAAACCCTACTATACAGATTTCAAATGCCGTAACAGACAGTTTAGAGGCTTATTCTAGGCAAGCAGTTAGTGATTTAAACCTTATCAATACAACTTTGCCTAAGAGCTTGCAAGTCGCTTATAAGTCTATTGTGGAGGAGACAGTCGCACAGGTAGTTGCAGGAACTAAAACAATCGATGTTGCTTTGCATGATACGATTATGAAATGGCAGAAGAATAGCTTTACTGGCTTTGTGGACAAAGCCGGTAGGCATTGGAAAGCTGATAGTTATGCGAGGGCTATTATCAAGAGTACAACATACAAAGTTTACAACGAAATGCGTACTAGACCTGCTGAGGAGTTAGGAATAGATACTTTTTATTATTCGATGAAAGCAATGGCTAGACCAGCTTGCAGTCCACTGCAGGGGCAGATAGTCACCAAAGGGGCTGCTAGGGAAATAGATGGGATAACTATCTATTCATTATTGGATTATGGGTACGGAACAGCAGCTGGATGTCTTGGAATCCATTGTGGCCATTATCTGACACCTTTTATTGTTGGAGTTCATGAGTTACCGAATTTACCAGACTATCTGAAGAATCTAACACCAGAACAAGCTGAAGAAAATGCACGCATTGAAGCGAGTCAAAGAGGCCTTGAGAGGCTTATCAAGACACATAAAGAGCGTTTGCATTATGCTCATACCTTGCAAGATGATAAGATGATAAAAGCCGAGCGATCGAAAGTTAGAGGGTATCAAACTAAGATCCGCAACTTGATAAATCAGCATGATTTCTTAACAAGAGATTACAGACGAGAGAAATTATATGTTTCATAAAGGATTTGTGTTTCACAAGTCCTTTTTTTGTGTTTAAAACCGTAAAAAATCCCTATCCATCAAAGGTATATTGAGAGAGTAAATAATATTTTGCTTGAGGTGGGAGTTATCCACCTAAAAAAGAACTAGGAGGGTACAAATGGCATTTACAACTGAAGAACTACTCAATCTTGGGTTGACTGAAGAACAGGCTAAGTCAGTCTTTGCTTTGCGAGGAAAAGAGATGAACGAGGACAAATCAGCCTTTGAAACTATCAAACAAGAGCGAGATAGTCTGAAAGACCAGTTGCAAAACGCACAGTCTCAACTTGCCGAAATGCAATCAGATGCAAATACAAGCGAAGAAACAAAAAAAGCGCTTGCCTCTTTGCAATCTGAATATGACAAGTACAAGGAACAGGCCGATGCAGAAATTGCACAAATCAAAAAGGTTAGTGCTATCAATCTAGCTTTGAAAGATACAAATGCTTTCAATCCAGACAAATTGATGAATTTCATTGATGTTGATGCTATCCAGTTGGACGATAACGGAAAACCACAGATTGATGAAGTAATCAACGGTTTAAAAGAAAGTGATCCTTATCTGTTCAAAGCTGAAGAAAGTAAGCCTAGTCCGAATATTTTACCTCAAGGTAATCCAGCAGGAGAGGGCACAAGTGATGTTGACCCATTCCAAGCGATTATTGACGGGTATGGCAAATAACAGAAAGGAGATTACAAATGCCAAGTAATCAAAACAACGCAGTGCGCCGCTATGAAAAACAATATGCGGGCATTCTTGAGACAGTTTTTGGAGTGCGAGCAGCATTTTCAAACGCTCTAGCACCTATTCAGATTTTGGATGGGGTACAAGAAAACTCTACGGCTTTCTCAGTTAAAACAAACAACACACCAGTTGTAATCGGTGAGTACAAAACCGGTGAAAATGATGGTGATTTTGGTAATAACTCAGGGGCTCAGTCACGCTTTGGTGATTTGACAGAAGTTAAGTATGAAAATACAGATGTCAACTATGACTATACCCTTACAATTCATGAGGGTCTTGATCGTTACACCGTAAACAATGATCTTAACGCTGCTGTTGCTGACCGATTGAAATTGCAATCAGAGGCACAGACTCGAACAATTAACAAGCGAGTTGGTAAATACTTGTCAGACAACGCTGCTAAGACTGAAGCTCTCGCTGATTTTACAGATGACAAAGTAAAAGCTTTGTTCAATAAGTTGTCAGCTTATTACACAAACAATGAAGTTACAGCACCAGTTACTGTTTACTTGCGCTCAGAACTTTACAACGCCATTGTTGATATGGCTTCAGTCACAAGCGCTAAAGGGGCGACCATCTCCCTTGATGAGAATGGGCTACCAAAATACAAGGGCTTTACCTTGGAAGAAACGCCAGCACAATACTTTGAGACAGGAGTTATTGCTATCTTCTTACCAAACGGCATTGTCATTCCGTTTGTTGGTATCTCAACAGCCCGTGTTATTGAAGCTGAAAACTTTGACGGTGTGAAATTGCAAGCCGCTGCCAAGGGTGGAACTTACACCCTTGATGACAACAAGAAAGCAATTTACAAAGTCACAGGAACTATTGTATAGGAGGTAGAACATGGCACTTTATCGGGCAACAAAAAATCTTTTCTTTGAGCAACTCAACAAGGATGTAATTGTTGATGACATTATTGAACTTGATGAAGATTATGCTAAAGAAGTCAACAAGAAACTAAAAAATGCTTTTCCAGATGTGAAAAATGTTTTGGAACTTGTTGACAAAAATGGAACGCTTGAACCAGAAGAAGATGCCCCATCAGTAGGTGATGTATCTCAAGCAACTATTGAAGATTAAATAAGGGGTGGCAACACCCTTTATTTTTAAGGGAGGTTACGCATGACTTATTTAACACAAGAGGAGTTCAATGAGCTAGGTTTTGACGAAGTTACAGACTTTGAAAAATTGGCAAAACGGGCAAAGATAGCGATTGACCTATATACTAACGGTATTTATCAGAAAGGTATTGACTTTGAAAAAGAAATTGCCTATCGGAAAAATGCTGTTAAGCTTGCTATGGCTTTTCAAATCGCCTATCTCGATGCCTCTGGCATTATGTCAGCGGATGACAAACAGCTAGCCAATAGCGTTTCTATTGGCCGTACATCAATCTCTTATAGCCCCTCACAAAGC